TAATATAACCAATGTTAGTAGTTATAGTAGCCTCTACATCGCCTCCGTTTAGTAATGTTTCATTACGATATTGCTTTACGCTCTGCTGATAGATAGTTGCTGGACTGTCACTTCGAACAATGTCTCCCATCAATGTATCAATATAAGTCAACACTGAGATAAACGGAACGACTTCATAACTAGCAATCTGCTGTACTGCGCCTTCCCAATAACGTAAGCCAGCATACACTGATTGGCTATTACCGCCGTACATAAAGTCATAAATTAATGACCATGCAATATATTGTATGTCGCGTTTGCAAGTATTACGATTATATGATAGATTCGGATATTCGGATCCTAAAAATGCCACAGTTTCTGCTTGTAAAAATAAAATATTGTTTATTAATAAATCTCTGGCGCTAGATTTGCCAACTGTTGTATCTGGTTGGCTAGCAAATACTACCTCAGGTAATCCGTTACCGCTAATAATATTAATAATGTTGAGAATATTAGATTCAATAGATGCTTTGGCGGTGCCCACGGTTTTAACTGATGTTATGCCTGCTACCGCAGGTAGTGGAGTTGTCCTACCAACAATTTTATCTTTTAAGTCAATTAATATTGTAACCATTTGTGGAACACTAAGACTTGTTCCAGCAGAGCTAAAAAAGATACCAACTTGAATGGATTGATAGTTGGATTGAAGAACTAGGTCGTAACTAAGCGCATCAATAACTTTACCCATGTAAGAACTTAATGCTGTATCGTTATATGAAAAATTAAGTACTAGGTCACGAGCATATTTGATAGATTCGATAGTTTGACTTAATTGTGTTCCTAATATTGTTTCATTAGTCCCGTCAAAATAAAGGCCGGCTACACGATTACTATTAAAAGTTGTATCTAAAACAATATCATTTCCAACAGCATTTAAAATATTTTCAATATTACTCTGATACTTTACTTTGTCATAGGTAAATGAATTAACATACTTGTTGTTAATGTAAGCAATAGTTTCAGCTTGGATGAATGCTTTGTTTAATTGTAATAAATCAAACGCTTCTTGATATCCTTCAACATTGGTATTACCATCTTGTAAAACCGGAGCAGAAATAATTGTACTAAATGTTTGATCTGGTCCAACAGTATAACTTAATTTCTGACGATAAGGCCCTGGTTCTTGATTTGCCAGAGCAATTAAGTTTTCAGCGGCTAGTGCTGCAGCCCCAATAGTCTTGTAAGCATACTGCCAAAAACGTCCTTCTTTTCCGATAGGAGTGTTTTGTTGTAAATCGTCCCCAGTCGCTTGTGAAACAAACAAGTTTACCGCACTTGAAAAAATCTGATTGTCAACGTAGAATTTGGTAGCGGCTTGTAAATCATCAGCACCGTTTGGAGTTCCGTATCCGCTTAATGGAGTTGGATGGTCGCTAAGAGTTAACGGTCCAGTCATTGTATCGCCTTTACGGCTTACAAGGAATTTACGTTGTACAGCTTCAGTTGAATTATAGTTACCAGTTAAGGCTGGATCGTAATTAGGATCGTCAAAATTAGGAAAATTTGGTTCCTCGCGAATACCTAATACTGTGCTAACTTGACCTTGATTAACTTGTAAGTAATTATTATCAGCATAATCTTTATTGATAACCATTTTTCCAAAAACAGCTTCAACAGTTCCAAGAGTTGGATTAGCTTCTCTAATAAAGCCAGCACGTTCAATGGTTGGTTCGGCTAGATTATAAATTGATAATCCGTTGGCATTTAGACTATTAGCTAAACTTGGACTGTTGTCTGATGCTAGTCCAACAGTATCAACGGTTAGTATGACTTTTGTTTCGTCTGTAAGATCAACGGATAAAGCACCTTCACCAATAATAGTTCTTGCGGTTAAAGCGTTACCTGCGTTGTTAGCAATGATTAATTGATCAGCACCGTAACTAGCTGGAGCATCGCTTAGGTTAGTAAAGTTGATTGCTCCATCTACGCCAAATACAGCATACATCTCTGTAAAGTTATCATTTACTTTACGGAACGATTCACGGATACTGTCACCAGTTCCGTCATTACCCTGTACGCCAATATCGATTATTTGCTTTGCCATTTATATTATACTCCGAAACTTGATCCGCAACCGCAAGTTGTACTTGCGTTTGGGTTTTTAATTGTAAAAGAACTGCCCATGAGTTCTTCTTTGTAGTCTATTTCTGCCCCTTGTAGATACGTCATACTCATCGCATCTACAAGTACTTTAAATTCGTCTAAGGGTATTTCAAAATCGTCTTCGTTCATCACTTCGTCAAAGGTAAAGCCATAGCTAAATCCGCTACACCCTCCGCCTTGTACAAAAGTACGTAATGCTAAGTTAGGATTACCCTCTTCGTAGAGTAAATCTTTAATTTTTGTCTTTGCTGATTGAGAAATTGTTATCACATTGTGCCCTCGATATGATATTTATCAAAGGCATTTTATAACCTTAATGTAAACTAGTAAATACATGATGTATATAGGAACTGAATTTAGACAAACACAACATTATCGTAAAAGCAAATACGGTACAATGCACGTGTATAACCGCAAAAAGACTGTGGTTGTGTTCCGATGTGATTGTTGCCAAGGAGTGTTTAATCGTGAAAAAGGAAATATGGATCCTAAACGATTAAATAATAATTATTACCATGTGTGTGGCGACTGCGATGCTAAGAGATTTGCCCAGGAAAAGGGAGTTGAAGCACGTAGGGTTTGGGATATGCCAGTAAGCAGTCTTAAGACGATAGACCAATTCGAGCAGAAATAACGTTCCAGTTGATAATTTTCCACTGATTTTCTAAGTAACGTTTCTTATCCGAGCCGTAATCAATGATAAAAGCGTGTTCCCACCAGTCCACAAGTAGTACTATGTCTTGTTTAACTTGGTGATTTTTGATAGTTTTAATGCTACCATCACGGGCTAAGTATGCCCACCCACTGCCTTGTATAGACATTGCTTCCTTAAAGAATTGTTCTTTAAACTTGTCAAATGTTTTAAAATGTTTAGTAATGAATTCACCAGCAGGCCCATCAGGAGTATTACTGCTACCGGGCGCTTGATACTGTTCAAACAAAATATTGTGTAAAAACGCACCTGCTTCATTGAACTCTGGATCACCTTCGCCATCGTTGTATCTTTCAACATAGGCCTTGTACAGTTTACCGTAGTGTAATTTTATTGTGTCCTCGGATAATACAGGTTCTAATTCGTCCTTTTTATAGGGAAGAATCAGTTGTTCTAGTGTTTTAGGAGTGTGGCTTTCGTGGAGTTGTGTCCACTTAATAAAATTATACATGGTGTATTTATCTAGAATTTTAAGTCGATGTATGTACTTCGATATTCTTCAAATTTAGGAAATAGTTTATATGTTTCTAGTTTTTCTAACAATCTTTGGTATTGATCACTAGTCATATTCCCCCATGCTCTGTGATTTATGCTGACCCAGGAGTGCGGTTCGTGCCCTCCAATAAAATCAACAAATGGTTTGAATTGTTCTTCAGTATTACAATCTCGAAGGTAAGGCTGTGCATAGTCGTCAATTAACTGGTGACAACGATCAAAAGCATCGTGTTTGATCACCCATAGTAAATATAATACAAATTCACTTTTTAAACGAGTGGCGTACTTGAACCATTTTGAAAATGTTCCAACACCTCCCCGAACATTAATTAACCCTTTAACTAAATCTGTATGCAGAAACATTGGAGTAGTTATACCCATTCCGTAAGTTAATGGATGGTCCGGTTTAATGTCTAGTTGCTCAGAATATTGTTCCCATGTTTCCATCGGCATACTGTAAAAGGCGCAATATCTATAAGGAATTTTGCCAGGCGCAATATCAAAAGAATTTGGATCCCATGGTTTGATTAAAAAATTCTGACTGTCTAAAATAAGATACCCAGTAGATGAAATTTTTGTAGCAACAGCTAATTTTAACACTTGCTGAGTTTCCCAACCAACTGCCCATGGATTTACCGGACTTGGCACCCAATGATTCCATTCGCCTTCGAAGTCATCGAGCGTTAGAATGTTAAGATTATGATCTTTGTAATAATGACGAATATGTTTATCGAAATAGTCAAACCAGTTAACGGTGTCTCGTTCATTAACAACAATCCAAACTGGACAATCTTTGTCTAAATAAAGGTTAATACTCTGAGCTTGTAATTCTAATAATTGCAAGTCTCGGCAGCAGGTTACTGTAATAATTGGTAGTTTTTCAGTCATAATGTAATATAGTAGTATATTTAATTATAAATAATCTACAAGGAGATCAATCATGATTAATTTTTTTAAGAACTTATTTGGTAGCAAACCAGTGGAAACAGTTCCAGAAGTGCCGTATAAGGTCGAAACACCAGTAGTGGACACTGCTGATATTGCTCTCGCACAATTGCCTGCCGGCGGTGCAGCAATAGCGAACCAAGCTACTCAAGCAGTTGTAGAATCAATGGCTCCAGCTAAAAAGCCAGCGGCTAAAAAAGCTCCAGCTAAAAAGCCGACGCCTAAAAAGCCACGTGTTCCTAAAGTAGCAAAATAATATAAGGGCCTTGTGCCCTTATATTAACTTGTTTAGTTGCTCAGAGTATCGGGCCATATCCTCTTGGATTTTAGCCTTACGCTGATCATTTAAATTAGGATTTTCTTCTAGCTCTTCTCTAAGAGTTTCCAACCGATGTATTAGTTGTTCCCGAGATAGCTTTTGGCTTGATTGTACAGTTCCATGCTGGCTAGGTTTTTGCCCTTGCTTTCGCACATTATGTCGAACTGGTTTAGAAAAGTTATTGCCCATTCGTTTGTTTTTTGATTCCAATAAAAGTCGCTGTGTGCCCTCAGCTTTTGTTTCTTATAGCCATCTAGAAGTAGTTGGCTGTGAACAGGTGCGACAAGTCCGTCGTGGCCCACGAGATAATCTTCACGAGATACTGAATAATGCATAGTAGGGCGCATACCACGCCAACTATCCACAACACGCTTAACACGATTGTCTGTCGGAAGGATATATTCCCCTTCGCGAATCCAATGATGGTGAATATCGAGCACAATAGGAACGATATCGCTAATAGTAAGACAATCATCTAATCCCCATGAGTTTTCTTCGTTTTCGATAGTAATACAGTTTCTTGCTTCTGGTGTGAGACGTTTGTAGGCACTACGGATACCGTCTGGACCTTGTTTACCTGATATATGTACATTAATTTTAAAGTCTTGGAACGTCTTGCCGTAGCCCATATAGCGAGCCATGTCAGCATGATATTCAAATTCCTCTATGCTTCGCCCAACAATGCCTTCGTTAATACTAGCAAGAACAACAAACTGACCAGGATGCATAGAAAGACGGGTATTGCTTTTACGAGCACTATTACCAACAAGGATAAAATTGCGCTCGAGATAGCTAACAACGTCAGGCCTGCGCCAAAAATAACTCCAATCAGGCTGGGTATAAGCAGGAAGAATGTCGCTACTAATGCGAACCATCCTAAGATTTTCATTAAGTTCTCCTACACGGTCTACAAGTTTTTGTGTAGCCGTAATGTTTTGGATCATTAAGTCCCAGAGTTTTTGCTCTGCAACTTCCTTCGACTGTCTATTTAACCAACTTATGGTAGTTGTACCAGTGTTGTATTGTTTAGCATCGTCATCTTTTTTGATGCCGTTTACTTGATCGGCGTGGTCGATCCATTTACACGCAAAGCCTATTTTTCCCATTACCAATGCCTTATGACGCCTGCAATTATAAAAAAGTTTGTGATAATGTATATTAACACAATCAGCGTTCTAATGCAAGCAATTCGGTCCGCTTCCACGTCCGAACTGCCTGATTTTTCTCCTAAAGCCTTAGCCCAAAGCCGCCACAATTGGTTTATCCTTCATAAACTGCCGAGTTAGCATTGTGCTCAAAAACTTCAACTGAACGAAGTTTAACACCTTGTC